GAATGCTATAACATCATCAACTTCACTTCCTGCATTATTAACCACACTTGCTTGTGTAGGGGAAATAAATGCTACACAATCTCTACGATATTCTGCAATATTGTTTATTGCATGAATAGCTGTTGCCGCGGTTGCATCAGCGGTCATTAGAAGTGTTACATCTACTTCTTCTGCATTTTTGTATTGATCAAGACCTGTTTGAATATTTCCAGCTGTTGCTGCCGTTCCTGCGGCTCCACCTGTTAGACTTCCAGATACGATAACACCTTTACCGTTAAATGTTCCGGATGCGGCTCCACCCCAAGCGGTTGTTCCACCAGCGAGTTTTGCATCCGCATCACCACTTGCATGATGATCCATCCAACGAACATATTTTGAACCACGATTTGTGAGGTCTTTGTAATAGATACTTTGACCGTCTTCACCTTTAGCTCCAGTTGCAACTGATCCTGTAAATGTTTCCACTACAGTATTGTTTGCTCCAGTAAATTCCCCATCTTCATCTACAACAACTACATGAATTTCATCATAGTTTCCACCATTTCTTTTGGCGTGAGCTGAAGTAACAGGTTCGCTATCAAATGCACTTGCATATTCCCATTTCCGTGAATGTGTATTTGCAATTGCTGCGAGTGAAAATGGTTCCGAGACAGTCATAGAAGTTGAATTACCAATTGCCGAAACTTTTCTTTCTTCGCCAGTTGTAGTCATTTTAACAATATCACCTACCGTATATTGTGTACTAAGTGCTGTGGCAACTCCTGTGATCGTAACTCCATTAGCGGAAACTCCGAGAGTTCCCATCATATCTGTTAATGGTGTACCAAAAGCAGACCTTTTTCTTTGTGCGGCCAATCCAGTATTAGCCATATCTGCACCTGTAGCAACTAAAACTGTATTAGATGTTACAGTAGTGACCACACAGTATTTGGTATCCCAAAAAAGTACGTCACCAACAGCAACTTCTGTATCAAAAAGTGTTCCTACTCCGATAACAGTAGTATTTGATAAAGTATATACAAAAGAAGTACCAGTAAGTGCTGTATCGGTATTACTGTTAAGTGTTCCATCTGAGTTAGTATTTGCTCTTGTGGCTCCACACATAGAAACTCTTAAACTGTTTCCAAGATCACCCGTCCATTTTGCTATGAAAGCACCGTAATCAGCAGTTGCGGTTCCTCCCATATCTGGATCATAGGTATTTTCATAGGCTTCATCATTTGCGATATAGACGGCATTTGCTGAATCCATTGTCGCGTTCTTTGTATCACTAATATTAGGTGAACGAACTACTTTAAGATTTCCCGAATATGCGAGATAACTTGCAGCAGTGAAAAATGTTTTATATGTAGCGGCATCTGGTTTACCAAAGGTACTTGCTAATTCTGATTCATTACTAACTGTAACGCGATCATAGGCTGGTCCCCATCTAAACGGACCTGCAATTGCACCCTCCGTCATGGAAATTTCAGGAACAACGGTTGTTAAGTCAATTTCTTTGGTTACAACGCCTGGACTAATTGTAAAAGGCATCTTATCTCTCCTATAGATAAAGTTGAAAGATTATGGTTATGATTTTCTATCCCATATTACTATTATTTATGATTTTACAGTTCTCTAAAACCATAAATATTAAGTGTTATCATAAATTTATAAAGGACGTATGGATTACAAAGAAACATATAAATTAATAGACAACGAAAAAATAAAAGAACGATTTCTTAAAAAAGTTGATCGTTCCGAAACTAATACTAAATGTCATATCTGGTTAGCTTCAAAAAATAAAACAGGTCACGGAATGTTTTCTGTAATGGGTCAAACTATGCCTGCTAGTAGATATGCATTTATGATGCATGGTAATTTTTCATCAATTTCTGGAATGAGGGGAGAACTAGCATCTAGTGAAGTAGTAACTCAAACTTGTTTCAATCCATCTTGTGTAAATCCCAAACATCTTGAAGTATCCAATAAAAGAAAGATAGGTAAAAGACTAACCATCCGTCCAGATCAATTAGTTACTGGTTCACTAAGTTTTCTAAACAGACTAAAAAAAGAGAGGCCAGATCTATCTAATAAAATTGAAGAGTTGATAACAGAAATAAACAATCCACCCACTGAAGTTAATTTTGGGGATATAGATCCATTTAGTAATATATCCTAGCTTGGTCATCATCTACCGTCCATACAGTACCTTTATCATCTTTAAATGTTTGAGCTTCCTGTCCATCATCTATAATTCCAAACGGCAACATATCCTGTTCTAAGGTTTCCATTTGTTCCTCCCACATTTTTTTTCTTATGTCCATGTTTGTCAACTCCTTAAAATATCTTTGTTGAACTAACCATCCGAATATCACTAAAGTCATTGCTAAGTCATCATGTGCACCTTCTTCTGCTTGATACGTATTATTTGTTAAGGCGAAAGTTGTGAGTTCTTTAATGGTTTCAAAATCGGATATCTGTAATTGATCCTGTTCAATTAAATCTTTTAGAGTAGCACATCCGATTCTCTTGATCTGTTTACTTGTTCGTAGTCCTAATTGAATGTTCTTCGCAAATCCACCACCAATTTGTTGTCCTGCTCTTCCTCTCATTGTAACAATCATTATGTTTTCGTACTCTAAATCATAATGTAAAGTGTCAGCGACTTGAGAACCAATATCATTCACCTCAATCAAAACATGAGCCATATTATACTTATTTCCAACATTATAAATTACATTTGGATATAACATAGGGGAAATGGTATTATCCCGATAAACAGCAACTTGTTTGTAGGGCATTTCAGAAACATCAAATACATTAAACGCAGAATAGTCTGCACCTTTTCCTTGTGCACAATCTGCTACCAATGCATACGTATGATTTTTCCTTGGTTCTTCATATACATTTAGATTATTATTACTGTGAATTGGACTTTTAAATACCAAAGTTCTAAGTTTTGATGGAGCAATTAATGTATACGTTGATCCTACAAATTCACATTCAAACTCTTGAGTAAATTGTACTTCAGAAGTATTACGTATTGTTTCTTCTTTCCACTTTGTATCTCTTCCTGGCACCTCTGACCAATGCACCTCAATCGGAACATAGTCGTTTCTACCTTCTTCTGCTTCTATCCACATTTTATAAAACATATTCATACCAAGTGGAGTCGAAACAATAAGTACCTTAGTCGATTCACCAGAAGAAATTGTAGGATAAACAGAGGTGAAGAATTGTTCTGCTATATTTTGTGGAACGTGAGCAAACTCATCAAGAAAAATGATATTAAATGAACTACCTCGAACTGCACTCGAAGAAGTTGCAGCAGCTATAATCTTTGAACCATTTTCTACTTCAATGTTACCTTTGTTCCATACAACTGCACCTTGTTGCATCCACTTAGGTAAATGTTCGTAGGCAAGTTGTAATCTAGAAAGAAGTTCTCTTGCTACAGATCCTTTGTTAGCAAGAATAGCGACATTAACACTTTCATTGAACAGAATGTAATGAAGAAGAAAGGCGATGATGGTGGTTGACTTTCCGGTCTGTCTTGGCATTTTGCAGATAACAAAACGATTATCATTGAACTTATGAATCATATCCTTTTGATAATCATACATTTCAAACGGAACTAAACCACGATCCACATGGATAATTTGAACATAATTACGTATGAAGTGTTCAGGATCTTCTTTACACGCCATGTATTCTGCAAGTGATTCCTCTGTCCACTCTATTTTTTGTCCCACATTTTTTAAGTTGGGATTTCCTAGGTAGTTTTCTGAGGCCATAACAGTTACTTACCCTCTTTTAGACTTCAATAATTTTTGTAATTCAGCAGTGGACCCTACAAATACTGCGTTGTTGACATTAACATCGCCACCCTTTTCTATAGTCAATTCTTTTTTGGTTTTATGGAGTTTCATTAAGGCTTCATTTGCATCTAATCCAGCTTTGATTAACTGTCCGACAACTTCAAAGGATCTTGCGTTTTCTGATGCCTTTGCAATTTCTAACATTTCCTCAACGGCGTCTTGATTTCTTTCGATTAAATTGTAGTAATTTTCACGGGTATAATTATAATCAATGTCATCATCTTTACCATCAGTTTTCGGAACAATCCTTGAACTCGGTTCTGGTCTAAGTTCAGCTGTGGGAACCAAACTTGTAATTTCTAATATTTCATCTATACGATCATCTACTGTCATTATTCTCCATATTATAAGGTCACATCTAATCCAGTTGTTATATCAGTATCTATATTATCATTAAAATATTCAATAGTTGTTGTATATCCAAAATCATCTGATGCTATAACATCACCCGCCGCCGGTACAGAAGTTATTCTTGATTTAATTCCTGCGGCCCCTGTTCCAGTTGAACTAGTTTCTGTTATGAACTTCATTATTCCTGTCGCGTTTGGAGAAGCCGCATCTGCATCCAACAGTAAATAGTTAACTGAAAAATCTGTGCTATCTTCTAGTACAATATATTCTGGAATATCTGCTTCTTCTGCGGGCAGTCTAAGATTCACAATCACTTTTTTAGTAATCGATCCAGTTTTAACATCAGGATAAATATATCCCTTCACGACAAAATTTAACGTCCAAATAATTTCTCTAGTTGCTAGAAAATCTCCCTCATAATTATCTTCAATACTAACACCACCCAATACTATAGTAATATCTGGAGCAATATTCATAGAAGGAATTAAGTTCACCGTTACCGTAAACTCTGGTGTAAAAAATGGTATAATTTGTTCGAAAATTTGTGCACCATCTTCCGCGTTACTGACCATTGAATATAAACTAAAATCGAAATTATATGGTACAGGATTATACTGTTTCATAAGAGAACTAGTTCCAGCCGCAGTATTTGCCGAATAAACTTGACCCAGTGTATTTAATTTTCTAGTTCCATCATATGTAATTCCGGTAAGATCAAATCCCATTCGTGGTAATGTCATTGCAACTGATTCATCTGTCCCACTTACTCCGCGAGCTCTTCTCAATCTAAGAATCCATCTATCTCGTGGAGAATATGCAATTGGAACTTTTATTTGTTCCTTTATAACATTACTCGCATCTCTTCGTACTACATTAATGTCATTAAATAAAGTACCAAAAATAGATACATATTTTCTAATTGTTTGATGATAATAAGTCGTACCCAGCATTACAAACTCCCGAATGGATTACCTTCAGTGAAGTCAATAATTGCATCGGCTTCTTGTTCTATCAATGCGTTTGAAGCTTGAGTATCCGTAGAACTATCTTGTAAATCAA